ATGGCTTTAACTGAAGTGTGGCTGAAAGCTAATAACGGCAAGGCACGTGATAAGGTTGAAGAAATAGCAGATCGAGACTCAATGAGTGTTCGAGTCTCACCTAAAGGTAAAATTGTTTTTCAGCTTAGATATCGTTTTGCAGGTAAAGCTGAACGTTTAGACCTTGGCACCTACCCTCATATTTCTCTCAAAGATGCACGTATAAAAGCTAGTGAAATGCGTTCACTATTAGACAAGGGAATGAATCCTAAAGTTGAAGTTCGGGTACAGCAGCAAAAATACATCGATGCAAGCACATTTGAAGATGTCTTTAATGACTGGTATGAAAGTTATTGTCTAAAGAAAAAGACTTCTGCACAGCAAATTAAAAACACCTTTGAACAACATGTCATTCCTGAAATTGGTGATTTACCAGTTGACCGCATTACTCTACAACAATGGTTAGCCTTACTTGAAGAACTAGCTGATGAAGTACCTTCTATTGCAGATCGAGTTTTAACGAATGCAAAACAGGTTCTTAAGTGGGCTAAAAAGAGACAATTACTTGAGGTAAATGTTTTATCCGACATCTATGCCAAGGAAGATTTAGGTATTGAGCGTAATAGAGGAACCAGATTTCTTTCTGATGAAGAAATTAAAATGGTTTTGATGGCTATTGAAGAATCAAATATTTTGCCTAAAAACAAAATTTTCTTAAAACTATGTTTAATGTTTGGTTGTAGAAATGGCGAACTCAGAAAAGCTAAAAAGACAGATTTCGATTTAAACAGAAAAGTATGGGTTGTTCCTGTAGTAAACAATAAGACTGGTAAGAAAACTGGCCGCGAAATTATTCGCCCTATTTTACCTGAAATGGAAGCATTAATTGTCGAGGCTTTTGAATACAGCACTTGTGAGTACTTCTTAACTAATGACAGTGAAGAAACCCCTATGAGCCATGGTTCTTCAAATTCGTTGCCAGCATACTTAATGGAGCGCCTAAGACGACATCATGACTATTATATGAAGCATTGGTCCCTTCATGACCTTAGAAGGACAGCTCGTACTAATTTCAGCGCATTTACTTCGCGTGATGTAGCACAGCTAATGATTGGCCATGTAATGTCTGGTGAACAAGGTACTTATGATTATTACGAGTATTTACCACAGCAAACTGAAGCTTATACAAAGTGGTTGAAGAAACTTAACTCTCTGACTAATATTTAAGCATTGAAAATAAAATGAATTACAAGTAATTAAAAATGAGCGAATATTTTGATGAAAACGAAATAGCCAAACATGCTAGAGTTGGACTAAAGAAGATGTAATTCAAGTTATTAAGTCATGGCAAATAGCTGATGAATTTTTTCAAGAAGAGCACATAGGTAATAGTAACTTAAAGGATCTAGAGAATGCTTAGCTATTATTATTGAGTTCATTAATACTCGCTGCACTGATTAAAATTTCTTTTGTAAGCTGCAATTAATCTACATACACTCTTTAGCTATATTATAAGCAACCGTATTTGGTTGCTTATTTTCATGAATCATCGCTTTTTAGCACCAACTCATACTCATTACCATTAAATTTATATATAACATAGGTCTTAAATAAAGAAGCATAATTATAATCAATAAGAAATTGATTAATTAAATTCTCATCTAATTGTTGACCTGGCAACAGCCCAATCATTTGATATGGAAAATCCCAATTATTTTCAAAATAGCCACTATCATGAATAAAGGTAGTTTTAACCTCATCACCTAAGCGATACACAAGAACATATGGGAAATTTAAAGAATGCACAATCCCATTAAACCTATTGAAATGCTTTATAATCTGCCGATATTCATTATTCCCTTTTAGAGTTCGCTTTAAATTCTTACAAACTATTATAGAGTCTACAGATTCAAGTAAAATTTTAGCGTTTTCATACTCAGGATTATAAAGATGAGGCCCTAAAGATAAATTACTAAATGGCTTCGTAGTTAAACTTATAGATCCAAAAGGCTCTAATACAAGCGGAGGATTACATTCTTCTAAAAGTAGTAATATTTCTTCATCAAATAAAGCGTATATAGCAAAAATTGGAACGGGTTTGTCCTTTTTATTTGCCAAGACAATATTATTAATTCGTGGAAATGTTAATGCATCATGATCAATAGTAAAGCTCGCGATTACTGAGTTCCCCCATTTATTTAAAGACAAAATAATTGTAATTATTGTCGAAATTACAATAACAAAAGGTCTAAACGTTCCATCTAAAAATTTTGAGAACGAATCAAGTGTCATATTTCCCCCTAACTTTTAATAAAAATTCTTTTTCTCAAGCTACAAAAATTATAAAGCATTTAATAAGAATTTATTTAATAGTTTATTTAGCTTTTCTAATTTAGGTGCATTTTATGTGCTCAAACTACGAACCAATTGCAAAAGATAGAATTCATTTGTTGGACCTATTTGAGCCAACATTTGAATATAAATTTCACATATATCCTAACTATGAAGCTCCTCTTCTATTCTCTAAAAAAGAACAAATGGAATGGCGATTAGCTAGATTTGGCTTAGTAGCCCCATGGGTCAAAGAACTTAAAAAAGTTCATAATACTTACAATGCAAGAACCGAGACTGTTCACGAAAAGCCCAGCTTTCGTAATGCATGGAAGAAAAATCAATTCTGCTTAATTCCTGCTGATGTAATTTTTGAGCCAAAGTACATAAACAATAAGCCTGAATGGTGGGGAATTTATCGCAAAGATGAAATGCCTTTTACAATTGCCGGCATTTATGAATATGCAGTTGTGAACGGCGAAGAAATCAGATCTATGAGCATGCTCACAATTAATTCTGACCACCACCCCTTCATGAAGCAATTTCATGCTCCTACTGATGAGAAGCGCTCTATTATTGTTATTCCTCCTGAACTAAGGATCGATTGGCTGCATTGTAAACATGAAGAAGCTAAGGAGTTTTTCTTAGATATGCCTCCTGATGATTTCGTAGCACAACCTAGATCAGAATTGAAGAAATTCCGACCAAATGCACAATGAAGCGCGACAAGTTACGACTAGTCATTATTTATCCACAACTTTTTAAATTTGAATTTATGCTCATCTCTAGAATATCATCTTGAATATGTTACAAAATCAAGCTAGGGGAAACATATGAGCGAAATTGCACCATCCATTATCCAGATAAAGCCTTATCTTACTCAAGGTATTGTTTTATCTGAGGCCTTATCAATCAAACAAGTTGTACCATCAACTCATCTACTTATCCCTTACGCATTAGAAAAAATAAATGCAGGCTTCCCAAGCCCAGCACAAGATTATGTAGATAAAGCTCTCGACATGAACGAGCACTTAATAAAAAATGAAACCGCTACGTTTATTGTGAAAGTTGCATCACTATCAATGCTCAATGCGGGTATAGATATTGATGATGAATTGATTGTAGATCGAAGTCTTGATGCCAAACACGGCGATATTGTTATTGCACTAATTGACAATGAATTCACAGTTAAACGTTTAATGATCGATGAAAAAGGTCAATGGCTTAAAGCAGAGAATCCTGAATATAAAAATATCTATCTACAAGAGGGCCAAGAACTAATTATCTGGGGCGTTGTCACTCATATCATTAAAATGACACGGCATTAAGTCATGAAACATGAGAACAAAGTATTTTTTCTCATCGATGTAAATAACATGTACGTTTCATGTGAGCGAGTCTTTGACCCATCTTTGAATAATAAACCAGTTATTGTTTTGTCAAATAACGATGGGTGCGCCGTGGCGCGTAGCAATGAGTCTAAAGCTTTAGGCATTAAAATGGGTGTGCCGCTTTTTCAAATTAAAGACATTGTTCAGCAACATAACGTAATCGTTCTTTCAAGCAACTATGCAATGTATGCTGAAATGTCACGGCGCTTTCATACGATCCTTGCTTCGTATGTCACTCCGGAAGAAGTTGAGCCTTACTCTATCGATGAGTGTTTTGTTGACTTTTCTGCTTATGAGAAGCACTTTGATTTAGAAAAAGTTGGTCAGCAAATGCGTCAACAAATATGGAAATGGCTAGGATTACCAGTTTGCGTTGGTATTGGTAGAAGTAAAACAGAAGCAAAGATCGCAAATCATATTGCAAAGAAAAACCCCGGCTTTAATAGCGTTTGTGACCTCGTTAATATGGATCCGTGCAATAAAGAATATTACTTTGCTCAAATAGATGTTTCTGAAGTTTGGGGCGTTGGTCGTAAGCATTCAAAAAAGTTGCAAAACATGGGAATTAATACAGTGCTTGATCTGGCATGTGCTGAACCACGTGAAATGCAAAAGAAGTTTTCTATTGTCATGGCTCGCACAATCTATGAATTACAAGGTATCTCATGTATTGAGATTGAGCACACTCCCCCATCAAAAAAGCAAATAGTTGCCTCTAGGTCTTTTGGCGGTCGCGTAACTGAACTAACTGATCTAAAAGAAGCTATCTCGATGTATGCTCAAGATGCGTGTAAACGCTTAAGGGATGAAGGGCTGCTATGTGGATGTATGATTGCTTTTGTACAGTCAAATCCTTTCGATCCGAATGTTCCTTTCTACAACAAATCAATTACTGGTTCATTTTCAGAGCCTACTGATTGCGCGCTAGATTTTGTTAGAGCTGCGACAAGGATGTTGAACGAAATCTATAAAGAAGGAATTAAATACAAGAAATGCGGTGTTGTACTGACAGGTCTTGAGCCCAAATCTGGCCATACTTATGATCTTTTAACCGACTTTGAGCACATAGAGAAAAAGGAATGTTTGATGAAAGCTATGGATGGTATTCATAGTAAATTTGGAAAGAAAAAACTCAGTGTTGGTCCATGTTACGTGCCGGGTCGGAACTGGTCGATGTCGCGGGATAAGCTCACTCAAAACTATTTCAGTTGGGAAGGCTTACTTAAGATTAGTAAATAGTGTAAGTTGGATATTTTATCGGTTATTGAGGTGAAGATATGAGCATTTTTAAAATAGGTAATAACTCAAAGATTGGCACATTTGAATTCAAAGATAATATCAAAATCTCTGACTCAAATTCAGATGAAGGGTCTATGGCATCAATTGGCGATAATATTGAAATTGAAGATTTAAGAGTAAGCGGCAATGAACAACATACTTCTGAGAGCTATAAGACAAAGTGTATAGAATTAAGAAAAACTGTTCTTGGTGAGTTAAATGCTGCTATTTCAAATCTAGATAATGAGAACGAAAAAAAATCCTTACAAGCTTTAGTAATTAAAATGGAGCAGTTGCCTCAAAATATAAAGGGCCAGTGGTTTTTTGATAGGGCATTAGAAAACCTCAAAGAATTTGCAACTGATCTTGGAGCAAAGGTTGTTGCTGAAATTGCAATGAAGCATATGGGCTTTTAATTCCAAGCCATAGTTAAATAGCTTTAACCATTATGCTCATATTCACATTATTATTAATTGTATGAGTTGTGCATTCTGATAGCAGAATGCACAGCAAAAACCAAAACCTTCATATTGAAACGCGGTTAGCAATCCAGCCATAAAAGAATTGCTCCTGCGTGGGATTACGTTCACAGATTTCAATATAGCGCTGGCCTTGCATGATATTAAGGACGCGAACCAGTACTTTCTCACCTTCTTTTCCACGTTTGGCCAGATAGGTTTTAAGCGCACCTAAAGTGTTAGAACCATACACACCATCCACGTCCAAATCTGCATACCCGGCTTTACCTTGATTGTTGAGCAAGTTTAGAGCACGTTGTAAAAGTGGTTTTGCAAAGTTGATACCACAGTTCACACCAGTGTCTAAAAGTTCTTCTGCTACAGCAGAGCTAATCGTATTCACTTGATCGAATCGCGGTAAAGTCCAATAGTTTTTTCGATAAATGGCTTTGGCAACCTCAAGCGGCAAATCTCTCATATTACCTTTAAATCCATTTGCTCGAGCAACAGCCTCGGTTATACCGTACTTTGTTGCACCGCCCCGATCAGCTGGGTTATTTACGTACCCGCCTTCACGCTTAATGAGTTCGTCAAGATATTGTTCAATGTTCATTTAACTTTTCCTTAGGTAATAAAAAACCGCCCGAAGGCGGCATTAACTGTTTTCAATGTCTTTTCTGGCATTCTTAAACTCTTTGATCACTTCAACGATCGTTTTACCTTCCTGTTTATCTATAAAATTAAAAATCCAACGGACTAAAGCCCAACCGGGTAAACCACAAACAAAGAAGAACCCACCTAGAGCAATCATCCCCCATACATCAGTAACCCATTCATGAAGTCCCCACTTCACAATAATGAATGAGCCGCCAGCCAAACTTGATACAACCGTACAGATCAAACCAACTGCCCACTCTTGTGGTGAGCGTGGCATACGAGTCATTAATACAACTGCTGCAACCAAACCGACTGCTAAAGTCACCATGATTGCAACCCCATATAATTTTAAAAGTGCTGTAAAACCGCTAGTGGAAACTGGTTCCATAAATCTCTCCAGATATTTTTAGACAATAAAAAAGCACCCGAATTGGGTGCTCAAAGTTCTTATAAGGTTTAAAGGGTTTGCAAGATTTTCCCTCCATTAATCAATTGAGTTGTTAGCGGTGCCACCCCAACAATTGCAGGTCCGCCCGGCCCCGGCTGACCTTCAGTCGTTCCATGGTATTGCCAATTCCATGTTCCATCATTGGTAGACTTGGTACCACGTTCGCCCCAGTTTCCACCATCACCTGATAATGGAGACCCATAACGGTCATTTTGGGTTCGGTAACCTTTACCGGGTACCGAAGCTTCAGCATCAGTGATTTTCATAACCAATAAATAACTCTCCAGATAGAGGCGATAATCTTGTGAGTCATTTGAAATCGGCTGTCCAGTCATGACCCGACCAAATGGTGCTCCAGCACCACCGGGAATTCCCTGAACCCCATAAGATGATCCAGTGTAAATACCACTTGGTGTTGCTCCACCACCTGAGCCGCCTCGAGCTAACGTCCCGCCATCGATAATCAGGTTTAGTTTGCTGTGTCGATTCAATAAACCTGGTGCACCCTGAAACCCATCACGGCGGGTTTTGGTAAAATTGAAGTCAGAATCTTTTTCCCAATCTCCGTAAGCTAGATGTGGTAACCCGCCATCTCCACCACGTCCAACAACAGCACCTTTAATCGTTAGATTCACCACCAGATCAGGTGGGAACTCCCCTGTATCTATCGCTGGTAATTCAGTTGCAGCAGGAACGATATACTCTCGTTTTGCAGGACTATTATTATAGTCAAACTTATAAACCATCCTTGTTTCAGGTCGATAAGAACTTGAGCTTGAAACCAGCGCACCAGCTTCAACTACAAAGCTAATTTCTCCAGTCGTTGGTAAATCACCTCTTTGCATTTGATATAAACGTGCGAGATTAATATCAAGCTGGTCATATCGAATGTAGATCGGTGAATCATCAACCGGTACATCAATAAAATCCTTGTCATTGAGGTAATACCGTTCATCGTAATTAATTGCAGTAATTGTATTAGAGAACTGGTCAGCCGGTTCTCTTTTTGCGACTAGATAAGGCAGTGAGCCTTTGGTATCGTCATTAACCACCGTATAGATAGTATTCACAAAATCATCAGGACTTAGCTTTAATGCACCGTTCGGTAATCGGCCTAAAACTACCTTGTTCTTGGCAGATCCTGCGGTAACAGGAATAAGGTCCACGGTACCATCCCCCATTTGCAAATAAATCACATAACTCTTGCCTGCAATAAAATCTACATCATGGCTTAAGGTGAGGATTAAACCCTCTTGCTGCACCACCTCACCGCTTTGATGAATACCATTGCGATAATCCGCTACAGCAATCCGGTCACGTAAAACCAGTAATTCTGATTCTGGTGCCGCATCAAAGGTAATGGATTTACGTTGAAACCGAAGCTTATTCCAGAGCCGGTAAGCATTGAAATGAGCTTGCCACTTGTTCCGTACACCAACAGACTTCACTTCTTTCGGGTTCTTTGCTCCTTTGTCTGGCAAATAGATATTGATACGACTATCGTCGGTCGGATCCGTGTATTCATAGATCAGTCCATCGTAGTCATCCATCACACCAAAGGTCAGATCATGCTTGTAACTATCTGGAATGATATTCCTGAAGTTAAACAGCATTACCGAGTTATCAGTTGGCCGTTCAAAATAAAGCTTGAGCTTGTTGTTTTGTCGATAAGCGGTACAAAACACTGCATCACAAAGATTGGTGACCAGCTCTTCAAAAGACAGGTTTGTATCATCAATTGTGGTGCAGAACTCAGCCGCTAGTGGTGTACCAAAATAATCAACTACATCGTTATAAGTCCGATAGATGTTTTCCAGATCAATCTCATCAATCGTACGGCGACCAATCTTGTCATCCAGTGCCATTGAAACCAGTGCATCAGCAAAGCTCGATGTTGGAAATAGCTCTGTCGTCATTGCCCCATTTTTATAAGTCGGCAACATTCGCTGAAGATCGAAATTGATCTTACGGGACTTAACAGATAAAGCTCCGGTCGTTGCATAAGTACGTGCACGAAAAACCGTTTCATGTTCATACACTGTGCTTTGCAAGGGATAAGCACCATAAAGCGCCTGCCACTTTACTTCATCAACTACTGTTGTAACTGCCGGTGTTGGTGTTAAACGGCGTGCGCGGACACTACAGCGACCCTGAAATGTCACAAAATCCAGCGTTGCACCAACTGTCTGACGCGACTTTGCTGAACCCTTGAGAATGATCTGCTTCAGCATTGGATTGCCAATGGCTGCACCAGATTCATTAACCGGCGTTACTTCAACTTCAATCGTGACGTTTACAGCTCCCTGATTTCCACCTGAAGAAACTGTGTAAAGTCCATTACTAGCAACAAAGTTACATAGCACTCGGCTACGTTCAATATTGTCGAGAATGAATGGACCAATCCACTTCTCGCCAATAGATGAAAGCTTTGGAGATAAAGCACCAGTTTGCTGATTTGATAATTCCTTTAGCTTTAGCCAGTTGGGGTTTACTGCAGCCGGATTAGACAATGCCATACGGTCATCAGCTACCGATAGAACGCTATATGTACCGTTTAAATCATAAGTCTGGCCGTTGTAAGTAAACGAAGCATTTGTGATTTCTACCCGGTCATTACTAACAAACTTAGTTGTTAAATCAGTATTATTTGCAGATGCTCGCAGGATCTCATTTGGATAGGCAAAAAGAAGATAGTTGGTACCTTCCAAGCTTTGAGTATCTGCCGGACGCAAGATCTGGCCATTCACCGAGTTTTGATGCTGAACAGTTAGTGGCGGTGTAGTAATTTCGGTACCAAGCGAGAAATATGGCTCACCTGAAACAATATCTACACCTGGTCGAAAGACTTCTACCGATGCGCCGGCAATATCAATAATATTTGTTTCACCGTCATAAGCACCGTTAATTTTATAGTGTCCACGCCCAATACAGCCCACCACATGCTCTACTTCAACATTGTTCTCATAAACCTTGTAAGGAACCGCAATAAGATCAGGTGTATTCCAACCAGCACCATAGTTATCTGTAATACGGCCATTCACCCGGATCTTGTTTTCACGGTTAGAAAGTTCGTTATTTGCTGAAGAAGACTGGTTGTTATTCTGGTTAGTCTGTGCAATTGATGGAGTCGGCATCAATAAAGCAACAGCTACACTTAAAACAATAGAAACAATGGCCGCAACGAGTGCAGGAATGCCTTTAGGATTCTCAATTACGATAAAAGTGCCCGGCAAGAAATCAAGCTGCTTTAAATCATGGGGATTCTTCGGTGTTACTTCATTCGCAAATGAAATTTCGGCATGATCCATATTACTTGTTGTATGAAAAATACGGACATGTTCAGGCATATGTTCATATTTTGAAGTAAGCCATTGTCCTATCGTTTCGGCGTGTTCAATGGACTTGTTTTCAGATAAAGGATCTTGCTTATAAATAATCTTAATCATAGTAACTGACCCGACTAAACCCCATTGCTTTAATGACGTCTTCAGCTAAATAAGTAACTCCGCCTTCCATCAAATGTAGAACACGGCCCAAACGAAAAAGCCCCACATGTGGGGGCTTGTTTCTTTGTCTCGGATGGAAGGCGACTATGCAGCCTTCCTTGGGCATGGGCAGCGGATTTAAAAGTTTTAACCGTGATGGCAGGAAAGTAATTTTGCCCTTAGGCTGCATAAAGAGTTCAAGTGCTTCAGCTCGATCAATTCCATATAGATCCAATGCAGCTTCATAAGCAAAATGAACACAGTTGTAGTGTTCTTCATCGTATTGCTTATCAAGTAAATGATCATGACTTTTCATATAGCCCCCTTCAATCCACTAAAGCGATCCAGTGCAAAAATATCTCCAGTTTTAGTGGTATTTAATCGTGGCGATTCAGCTTTAAATGTCACAGCTTTGTGATTCATTGAGACACCAGCAAGTTGCAACCCAAGTAGGTAATGAATCGGTGTATTTAGATTATCTGAGCTGTAAATCCGGTAGTTCACAGTAGGTTTCACATCAGTAAACTGCCCTTCCATTACACGCTCAAACTCATCAGGCAAAATATCACCAATCCCAGATATTGAAACGGTCAAAGTCTGGTCCAGATCACCGAGCATTCCGGATCTTTGAATTGTCATAGGAAGGTATTCATAAAATACCTGTCCCGCGCCTTCTTTGTGCTGAACATACACCCCGCGATCATCGTTGCGGACTACACGGTAAGTATTCATAAAAGAAGGATGTGATAGCTCAATACACTCCAGTTGATAGACATCAACTTTCCGATTGAAAAAGAATTTGGCATATTCGTTATCCATCAGACCTCCCAATCCTTAATCAAAGCTATATCGGCAGTCAGGTTAGGCTGGTTTTGAACAACTTCTAGCTGAGCATTTACCCGGTAAAGATTGCCATTAACTTCATTGGTCTTGAAGGAGTTCGGAATGAAGTTACACAGGTATTGCTGACGTGCTCCCTGATCAATCACCAGATCCGCATAAAATGAAGCCGGCTTATTCTGGTAGATCCGCCAGAACGCCATCATTTTATTGAAATCGTTTTTACTTAAATTCCAGTTCACATCAACAATGTGGCTATTACGCTTCACATCGATGTAATAGCGACCACGCCCACCATCCATTTGTTGTCGCTTTACATCATCACCCAGTGTTACGCCATAGCCGCTGGTCTGAGGATTTAGCTTTAACTTGTACATAACTTTCCTTAGGTAATAAAAAACCACCCCGAAAGGTGGTTTTATTGATTAACGATTCCGTCTTGCTGTCGTATTCTCAGTCAAAGACCGACTAATAGTTGAGTTTGGATTACCAATTTGATCACTTACAAGCTTCGGTACCGTTCTTGGAAGCTGCTTATCCAGTTCATCTTTAACAATGATCCGGACAGTTTGCTCATCCAGTTGTTCGGCTTCAACTGTCGCTCCACTCACCTGATTAATCACTTCAATTTTAAAATTGATTGTCGGTGAAGCTGGCTCAATTGAAGGCATCATCTCAGCTTGAGGTCGAGCAGCTTGACCCATCGTGAAGTCTTGAACATCCTCAAGATTTGATCGATCCTGAACTAAACCATTTGATGAGAAGTAGACCTTGCCATCGTGGAACAGGTCAGAATTTGCCGAAGAAGCTAACTTAGGTGTGTCTCTATTACCCTTATAGATAATCAGAGTATCTTGAACCGGTTGATTAAAGATGTCAGCCTGCTTTTGGCTTTCTATAAAGGCACTAGAGCTCATCATTGCACGGCGCATGACATTATCAGCCGAGGCATTGTTATTGAGAAATGCTTCAGGGTTTGCACTCTTACGCATTTTCTCAACTAAACCAACTCCACCCCAGCGTTTAATATCTTCTTGGGACCAGACCACCTCTCCTTTATGGACAATACCAGCAGGCTGATATTTCCCACCTCGACCTGTATAACCACCTTCAGCAAAACCTTGATCTTTGATTGCCCGGATGTTTGCAATGATGCTTGCACCTTGAGCAATAGCACTTGCAATTAATGGGATATTTGCTGGAAAACCAACACTAGCCGCCTTTGCAATACTTTGCTGAATAGAAATACCAGCAGCTGCAATGGCATAAGCTTTATCAGCGGCAAACATGATTTTGTAGGCTTTAGATTGCTCTCCAAACATTGAACCAAACATCGATGTGAGTGAACCCATCATTTGGCCACCAAATGCAATTTGAGTGTTCAAGCGATCTTGCTGATACTTATCTTCAATATCCTGAGCATTCTTTGCATATTCGGCAGCAATCTGATTACGTTGATCTTGAGCAGCTTGAATGATAGCTGTTTTCTGATTTTCGTAATCCTGCTGACTTATAAGCTGTTGCTCAAATTGTGCGTTTAAAGCCTCAATAGAATTTTGTTCATTTAAATTAACCACACCTTGCTGACTATCAAGTAGATTTGTCGCGGCACTTAGGCGGCTAGATCGTTCTTGATCTAGTCTATAGAACTCACCACTGCCATTCATATCAGCTTGAATACCACCCCATGCTTGACCAGCTTTTGCTGCACGATCAAGTGCTTCTAATCGTTCTTGATCACGTGATAATGCCAGTCGCTTACGTTTTTCCTCCTCATCTTTTACTGTTTTAGCAATTTCTTCTCGCTCCAATCGGTAGCGTTCTTGCATTGCCTCAGTTTCTGAAAGCAAGAATAATTTAGCTTGAAACAAACGTTGCTCTTGAGCAAGTTTTAGTAAACCTAATTCTTGTTGCTTTTGCAATTTCAGGCCATCCAAAGCAACCTGTCTTTGATCCTCAGAGAGTTTGCCTTCAGCAACTAATCGCAAAGAATTGGTTTCATATGTGTAATCAAGCTTTTGTTCTTCAGTCCACTTATAACCATTTACTTCAAAATCAAATTGCTTCTGAGCTAACTTTTCTTCAGCATCAAAACGCTCTTTAATTTTAGGGAGTAAATCCATCTGCCCTAAAAGCGTAGCTTTATTGATTTCCTCCTCACGTCTTTTGCTTCTAGCAACTGCTTCTGAATCATAAGTAATCTGTAATTGTTTGATTTCCTCTTGGGTTTTTGCAAAATCTCTCAAGTAAGAGCCAAACTCTTTTGATGAGATATCACCAGCAGAATAGCCATTAATACCAGCCATATAACTTTGATAGTCTTTCCAGTATTGATCATTATTTTTACCAATACCCTTACCCTTCATTACATTGCCTTCACCTGCATGATATGCACGTACAGCCTTCTCTAAATCGCCTTTAAAAAGTTTCAAAAGATAAGACATGTACTTAGCAGCACCTTCAGCAGACTGTGCTAAATCAGTGCGGTCTTTTACGCCATATTGCTTGGCAGTACCTTCGAGAAACTGAAATCCACCAGTGGCCCCGGTTTCTTTGTTATAGGCTTTTGCATTACCTCGAGATTCGATCATATGAATCGCGGATAATGTTCCTGATGGAAGTTTGTATTTAGACTCTAGATCTGCAAAGCCGAATTTTGAAGCATTTGCTAGGACTTTCGCATTTACATTTAGTACTTTTTGCTGATTTTTTAAAGCTTTATTCTGCTCATTAATTGCAGCAGTAGCCTCGTCTCGCAATGCATTTACCTTTTGATGCATTTCCCATTGTTGATGTAAAACTTGAAGTTGTTCTTTAGATAATTTGACCTCTCGTCCAATCTCATTTTCCTTTCGCCAAGCTAAAGTAAAATCAGCAAAATCTTTTGCTCCAGCTTCTCCAAGTAGTTGTTTGTTACGTATATAGTTGTTAATCCAATATTGGTCATCAAGCATAGATTTGTTAGCATTTTCACGTAATTTCTTGAGTTTCTGTTCTGCAGTTTCAGCTGCGGTTCCAGTATTCTCTAAAGCATCCGCTTGCTTTTGATGCTGAATTGCCGCATTTTGTGCTTCATTACCTCCAAGTTTCACCTCAACTCTTAATAATTTAAGTTTCTCAGCTGATAAACTTGCTTTAGATGCATTGTCATCATACTGCGCAGCCTGTTTTTTCAGATTTTCATATAGATCTGTAGGCAACTTAATTTTATTTAGACGTTCAATGGCTTCTGTATAGCTGATAGTTCCAGTTCTCGCTTCTTGGGAAATTTTTTCAACCTCCCTATTTCCTCGTGCATAGTTCTCGATATCAATTAATGCAGACCCTACAGCACGCGATGATTTCTCTAATGCTTTATTTTGTGCATTAAAAGCAGTAGTTAAATCATTAACTGCTTTAGCCTTATCATTGCCAGTTAATTTTTTTAACTCCTCATCAGCTTTCTCAGCAACTTTAGCTTGTTCAGCAAGCTTTTGCTTTGCCTCCTCTGCCTTATTATTAAAATAAGAATAGGCTGCCGCTAATCCCATTACTCCTAATGTTGCAACTCCAGCCCACCCACCAATTAATCCAAACGCCCCTTTAGCTAGTCTCCCTGCAATTGAAGTTGCAGTATTTAGCTTAATTTGAGCTGCTGTTTGTGCATTTGTAGCAGCAGTTACTGCTGCCTGTGCTTGTGCGTATCGAGTTGCTGCCGCTGTTGCGCCAAATTTAGCTTGGGTTTCTGCATTTGTTGCTCGCACATTCGCGAGATGAGCTTTTGCTGCATTCAAAGCAGCGGTAGCTTCTGCATATTCTGCTTGAGCATTTAATACAGATGCTTGGCGGCTCGCTAAAGTTGAAGCCATTCCCTCTTTAATAGCAGCGCTCTTCATCAAAATTGCACGAGTGATATATCCAATACCAACTACTAAAGCCCCATCAGCAATTAAATCTAAATTACTTGCAAGAGTTTGAACTGATCCAGCTAATACCTGTGCCGCACCACTTCCCTTACTTGCTTCGCCAACAAATTTTGTGATCTCGTTGTTTAGGAGTGTGAGAGACTGCCCGATTGTGATATCTGTTTTAGCAAAAAGAGCATCAACATCAGATTCTACATTTCTAAGCGCTTTTACAATTTCTTGTGAAGTAATTTTTCCTTCAGCCGCAACTGAACGCAACTCTCCTACGGTGATCCCCATACCTTGAGCAATAGCCTTTGCTAGAGCTGGTGTTTGTTCCATAACTGAGTTGAGTTCTTCACCACGTAATGTACCGCTTGCCAAAGCCTGCCCGAATTGAACTAAAGCTGCATCAGCTGCTTCTGCACTTGCACCACTGATCGCAACTGCTTTTGATACTGTTTCAGTTAGTTGAGCAGTGTCATCCATAGTTAAATTCAGTGTTTTAGCATTGTCACTAAAGCGTTGATATACCTGTAATACAGAATCCCAAGCTGAATATGTCTTTTGAGCAATTCGGAATGTATCTTCAGTTGCCTTGTTTAGCTCAACTTGGCTGCTCGTTACTAACTTGAGGCGGTTTTGGAGTCCTGTATAAGTGTCCATCTTAGAAATGGCAGCACTTACAGTAACCAATCCAGCCATATAACCTGCAAGTTGACGTGTAGCAACAGATAACGCATCCATTGATTTAGTGGCAAAGTCGCCTTTACGCTCAATACTATCTAATTCATTGCCTAGATTACGCGCATTACGTTCAGCATTTTGCGAATCAATAACAATGACCAAACGGGATTCTTGTGCCATCTTACTTTTCCTCTAGGCAATAAAAAACCCACTCAATGAGTGGGTTTGTGAATTAAGTTGCTTTACCAATCAGCATTAACTTTTTGTTGAGTTTTGATCTTTTCAGCCATTTGATCAGATGATTTATTTAATTCATCCATAATTATTTTAGCTGATGGATAATTTTCGGTAATAGTACGATTGGTTTCACTATAGCGAACTCCGCTAATTACCTGTGCTGGTTTATAGTGAGTAAGATTATCGTAACTTACTTTCATTTTCCCATCTTTTGTATCTACGCGCACTGTGAAATCTACTCGATCACCAGCAGTAACAGTCATACAATCAGCAAACCCAGAACAACGGTATGGCATATTACCTTTGCCAATAATTGAACCCGTAGTCTTATCTTCGTACTGAATTACTGCATTTGCTGAGCGAAAAGCTGTTGCAAACCATTGACGTGCGCCATCATAAATTTGGCCTTGCTTTAATCCATCTATTTGATAAACCTTTTCAAACTTTACAGGTTCTGATGGTTGCTGAGGGGTAGTAGCACACCCAACTAATCCCAAACTCAATAATCCAGTAGCCAATATTTTTTTCATGAATTTCACCGTTTGTTATAAAGTGTACTAACTTTAACAAACTGGTTACTAAATGTCACATAAAGGAAAACCACCCGAAGGTGGTCTTTTAAATCAGGCTATGCATGTAAAAGTTTTTCAGCACCAGCAGCCAAGAAAGCCGATCGAGTAGTATATCTCTTACCTTTACCTACATTCTCATCAATTTTACGAATCAAACGGCTTGGTAAAGTAACATTGATTTTTTCTGGTTTACCCAGATAACGACTAACATCAACTTCGGTAACCGCCCAGATCATTCCTTTATATTCAGGATCATCGACAAATTTAACTAGTTCGGAAGCTAATGGGATTTCCTCACCATCTTCAGCCAATATTTCTAAATGGCCTGAAATAGCTTCTTTAACATTCTCAATAGCTTCTTCAAGTGTGTCACCAGCACTAAAACAACCTGGAATATCAGGAACAGTGACACCAAATGCCTCAGTATCTGATCCTCGTTCAATTGCAATTGGATATAACATCTCAACACTCCATGCCCTTGGCATAAACATATCGCCCACTGCGTTATGATTAGTTGTAAGGGATATAGTATTTAAAGTCGGGAAACAGCGGGTCAATTTAGACCCGCTTGTTTCAAAATGCTTTTAACAGTTCCGTTTGGTAAATCCTTTTTAGGATGTGGGATTGTAACTAACCCCTTTTTGGTTGGGTGTTTAAAGTGATGATGACTTCCTGAAACCCTAACCTCATACCAACCATCTGCTTCAATCATTTTGATTAAATCCAGACTTTTCACACCAATCCCTTATTAACTTGATGAGATAATAATAACCCTAGAGTTATTATATGTAAATAACTCTAGGGTTACTTTTTTGAGGACTTGGAATTTATTTTTTTATGGGCTTCATCTAAAAACAAGTTATCCAATGCAAAAATACAGTCATTAAAGATATGAGCAGCCACGGGCAAATCATTATGCTCTGCATAGACATTGATTGCCTGCTGATCTAAAGATAACGGGATACCCTGCTCATATCGTCGGGATCTGCAAATAGTGCTAAATGCCGAAAGAATGGAATCAGCCGCATAAGAATACTCTGGCGGATCAGGAATACGACCACCTAAGAACTTGATTTGTTCGATTTCGTGCGGCGTTTTCGACGCATACGTTTTTTGGTATTTGTAGAGCTCGATGACTTTCCCAGAATTAAAGCCTTGTCCTTGTCTGCGTCTTCCTGAATCTTCTGGGCCTGTTCTTTAATAAATAGCCAGATCGAAATACCAATATCACCAAGATTAAGAAGCTTTGAGGCATTCTCAGGGGTATATGGCTTTTCAGACTCAACAGTTTTACCGTCTACGATTTCGGCAAATACCACACCTTTCCAGTCTTCAATTAAGTGGGCAGCACATGCATCCATTAATAATTCGTGGTATAGCTTGGCATCTTCATCTTTTACCATTACATCGTAGCCTTTAGACGAGATCTGGTTACCTGCTCGTTCAATAGCTACCTGAAAGGGTTTATAGGCAATACCACGTACTTTGAACTCAGCCTGTACCTCTCCATCAACCCCTTTGTATTCACACCATTTTGAAACATCCGAGCTTTTAATAATTCCGACTTTTAAAGCCATAGCAACCTCTGAAATTTTAGAAATAAAAAAGCCCATGGGATTCCCATAGGCTTTGTTACTGAATAAGCTGATTACACAAGAGCACGTACAATCGTTGGCGCTGTACGAACTTGGGCAAAGTTGATGTCTACTGTAATGATGTCGTCACCACCGCCATCCGGGTGGTTGGCTTCCATGACTTCCAATTGAGGGAAATTGAACGAGTATTTACTGCCTTTGCTGTCTTTAATATCAAAGGTCAGTGTAAATACATCACGGGTTTTAATGGCATCAATCCAACCAGCAGATGTTGAAGAAAACATGAATGAAGCATTTGCTTCGATATCCATCATCTTTTCAATGTAGAACTCTGGTGTGTACTTGCCTGAGCCGATACAACGGATTGCTTCAAGGTTATTGTTAATAGAAATGGTCAAAGACTGTAGACATGCTTTGCCTTGAATTGACTGGCCGTTTACAAGCAAGTTTTCCACGTTCGGCATACTGACAAGCGGACGAGTCGAAGCTGCAACCGGATTCACTACAGGGTTCGTTTGCTGACGAGTAAACGAGCTACCTACTAAACCAAAGTTACCAGTGATCTTCCCGGTTGTTTGAATGGTAATTTCACCGGTATTTACCTGCACACCACGGTAGATAAACACCTGCCCAATATCTTCAAAAACTTTAACCAGCGTTAAAGACTTACGTACATTACCGCCAATGGTTAAGCTATTCGTTGCCCAGTTATTAAATGCTAAAGCACTTAAGAATAAATCAAAGGTACCAAGTGACAATTCAAACTCTAACTGACCAGCAACTTCCGCTTCAGTAACTACACCGCCTTGACGATAGCGTGAGTCAACTACTTCACTGCTTTCTTCCGTAGAGACATTTTCTGATAAGCCATCACTTACACGGCGAACCGTGTACCAAATTGGGTTTGCTGGAGTCGTCCCTAATACTGCTTCTTCACAAGCATATAATCGAATTTTTGCGCCTGAACTCATTTATAGTTCTCCAAAATTTAGGCATAAAAAAACCCGCTTTATCAGCGGGCAGTTATAAAAAATGGGCGTAAAAAAACCCGCTAAAATAGCGAGTTGTTAAAGTGTTTCATCGGTATCTGAGACTTCCGGCGGTTCCACCCCAGCCATTGCAGCAGCCACAGCCTCGGATAAGTTTGTAGGCTGGAAATCAAAAGGTGTTTCAGTTGTAGGTGGCTCAGGCTCTGGTTCAGGTTCTTCATGCAAGCGAATATCAATCCAGCGACCTTCTGGAATATCTATAGGTAATTCCAAGTCTGCAACAACTGCAGCAAGTTCAAAATCAAACTTACGTTTATAAGTCTTAATAGATAGATCACCGTTTTCCAATGTGTCATACACCACAGCTACGATCGTGTTTCCATTTGCGTCTTTGGGTACTTCGATGTACCAACCTTCTTGGGCAAAGCCTAAAGAGCCTTTAAGTAAATAATCGCCTACATCAACTTTCTTAAATTCAATCGGCTGTTTTTCTGCATCACTATTGAGTTCGATATGGTCGTTAAACAACTTAACTACTGGTGAGGCTGATTTTAAGAATCCGTTTGCATCAACTGATGTATTGAAGCTGGTCTTTAAATGCCCCCATGCTGACCATGCATCAGATCCAGCACCATATCGATATGACATTTGGTGCCCTTGCACACCTTTGAAGAATTGCCATGAATAAGTACCGATTGAATCATTGGCGTGATAGCCCATCAATGTCCCATAACGCATAGGCATATAGAGAGAGTTTGCTGTACTCCCGCCTTGCCAGTCACCATGTGAAATGTTGGCAAATTTATTAAGCCCTAAAACAGACACCCAATCGGAAACAAGTGTCTTATTAAAAAGCGAAGCAACCGCATTTGCTGAATATCCCAATGCACCAGCATCACCCAGACCTAATGCAACTTTCGCACTAATTGCGGAGTTTGCACCCGTTCCCCCTTGTGCTATTGAAAGTGGAGTAGTTAAACCTTTCATTTCAGTAATGTCAGTATTCACCCCTTTTTCAGCAGCTCCTAGATTTGATCGAGCTTCTGCTGCAGTGATTGCCCCTGTACCACCTTGAGAGATTGCTGCAGTTCCTTGAACTTGTGAAAAGTTAGGATTTAAATTAGGAATGCCGGAAGCGAATGGCAGCATAAATTGCCGCTTGCCCTGAGCTGAGTTCAACTGGAACGGTCGATGGTCCCAATTAAATTTAAATACAAGATTTGCCATTATGCTGTTACTCCGTCAATCACTTGGAAAGTCAAAGTTTCGGTGTGTTGAGTGTTGCCGCTTACTACCGCTTTAATATCCATTTGGCACAAACCAACAGGCCAAGCAGCTGTGCTTGCTCCAGATTTCACATTAAGCCAACCCTTTTGTGTGCTCTGGCTTAATGCTGCACAAGTCAATGTAGCTACCACTGCTCCATCCGCCAACGATTTAACTTGCGATGTGAATGTGTAGCCTGTCAGATCGATGGCACGGCGAACATCATCCGGTGGATATTGCAGGGCTTCATCCATATCAACTAACTGTAGGTTTAAGTTGAATGTGTCACCACGCTTAAAAACAAAATTGCTCATAAGTGATTCCTATAGACATAAAAAAACCACCGATGAGGTGGTAGTGAAAGATTGGTTTGTTATGTGCTTTAGTTAACTAAAAAACTTATTGATACATTGTATTGAATGAAGTCAGCATCTTTACCTGCATAAATTGATTCGCCATTCAAACACTCTAAATCCTCAAATGAAAAATGCTCAAAATGTGCCAGCAAATCATCACTAAGAACTGTTAGTGCTTTTTCTCCGGTATGCAATCGATCAAAACATTGAACCATGATATTACCGGTACGGCGAGTACATGGCTTATCTGCAATACCTGAAGTAAAACTCGGACCGCCTGCAATCGTTAAGCGGCACCATACACCTTTTGTTGGTACAGTAAAGCCTGGTGCATTTGGATACTGAATCCGTTCCTGAGCAATACCTGTAAAGCTTTGCATGCGATCAATAATAGCTTGCCTAGTCTGCTCTAAAGTCATTGCCATTTTAGCCACCGTACTTTTGAGAAATAAAATTAAAAGTGAGGCCATAAATACCTTGTGGCGCTTGATCAGACCAGCCGTTTTCTAAGCGCTCAGCATAAGGCTGGTTATTCTGTATGTAGACCAAATTGCCCAATTTAATCTTTACAGCTTGAATAGCAGCATCTTGAATTGGGTTAGTTTCAGGTCCACGTATGTCATAGTCACCAGATCCAATCGAAACAATATGTGAAGCACGGTATGCACCAGTATCGACGGGACTTAAATTAACTAAAGATTGCACAGTATCCATAACAATATTCTTTACATGCGCTTCTGCTGCTTTAGACACATCAAGACTAAAACTAGTAGGCTTTTTCCCCTTCCATCCCATTGCTCACCTCGCTTGCTTCGTACATTTCGAAAAGGTCTTGAGAGATCGCTTGAATTGAATATGCTTCAAACTCAACACTAGGTTCGCTTTCACCCATTCGCTTCTTTACTATTTGCCAGACATGAACCGCTTCATGTAAAAGCAATCCATAAACTTGAATTCGGTCTTTATCCGCCGTATCACCAATTTGGACGATTGCATATGCGCCATCAGAAAAAGTACTAACTTGCGCATCCGCTCCCATATCCAAAAATTGATCGGCCTTATCCATATCTTCAAATAACAAATCCATGTGTAGTTGATTTCGAGCAAGCGTGTACTGCACATGTTGAAAAGGCGAGATATACCATTCAGGAACATAATCAGGATTAACCACTTTTAGCCCCTACACTTTTCGAAGCTGACATTTCCAGATTGTACTGGCTGGATCTTGTTGAATATGGATAACTCGAAATGAGCCTAAAGCTGTTAGCCATTCATCATCAATTTTAGGTGTCATGGAAACTTCATTTTGAAGCACGGTAGCCTTCTTATCTGTGGCCAGAACTCCAAGTGTTTGGATCTCATATTGACTGTATGAGCCAAACAGAACGCCACGGCCAGAATAGTTTTCTTTAACTTCAACAAACGTTTCAGTTTTAGGATCCCAATTAGTTTTTGAAGTCCGCTCACATGTAAAGGTATGAACGGCGTCCGATAAATCTTCATTAAATGCTTCGGCAATATCTGCCTGAATTTCGTCACGTAAGCCCATATCATGCCCTGTAAAGTGGTATGCCAAAGCCATTAAAACTTGCATTTGGATCTTTCAAATCAAGTGAGTCAATAAAATCAATTGCTATCTGTTCAAAGCTAGAAATTGCTTCAGATCCATCTTGGTATTCTTTTTCTGACTCAACAGAATCAGCTTTGACCTTCTTACGCTTCAACTGCTGGTCTTTGCCGTTATAAATTACTTTGGCCAGAATTCCTTTGATAATTTCACAAGCTGCATCCTTAAGAAGTGGATCAATTGGATCTGGTACAAATCCTATTCTGTTTTTCATCCAGACATTTGCCAGTTTAACCAGACGAGCTTTATCACTGTCTGGTGCAAAATCGCTGCCCAAAATTGAATTTGCGTCATCTACAGTAATAAAGCTCATTGCATTATTCCTTAGGGATTAATTTAAGAAGTTCTGCTTTTGTTGCAGATGGCTTGTAACCAATATTTTTACTAGCTAAATACTCTTTTAATTGATCATTTGACCAGTTTTCAAAATCATTAGCTGCCGTTTCTGTAGCTGGCTTTTCTGCTGCTTTTCCAGCTTCCAATTCAGCAATACGTGCTTGCATTGCGGGAATATCGTTTTTAAAAGCTTCAAATTCAGTTTTTATACCGACCACTTGAGCTTCAGCATCTTTGAGAGCTTTATCTGCTAAGACTGCTGCATCTTTTAAACGTGAGTTTTCAGAAATTAACTCCGAACTATCACCACTAGCTTGTTCCAAGATTTCGATTTTCTGTTTAAGTTGTCCGTTTTCCTCAACAACCTTTTCACACTCAGCTTTAGTTTTATCAATAACTTCTTGCAGCTCTGGAGTAATTCCAACCGCTACATTTACAGTGGCCAAAGTTGTTTTTGCAGGTTCTTCCAATTTGCGAACTTCAACTGGAATATTCAAAGCTTCATAATCATTTTGAATTTTCGGGTAATCACCGTAAATGATTACCTCTTCAGCACTTCGATTTGGATATTCATAATATTCAGGGTTTGCAATAGTCCCTACTTCTAATGCAGCTGCTGCCGCAATACGTGTATAGATTAGCTTCATGATGCATTTCTCTTTAATGTAAAAAGAGGGCTTAATAGCCCTCTTATAGTGAGATGTTTATGAGTTAACCAGTTGTTGTGCCAGACAAGTCAAGCAATGTGCCTGCTGTCATTTTGTTGCTAGTAGCATGTTTTTTCCAGTTGGCACTTGAACCAAGTAAAGTAAGGTCAGGGTTTTCGCCTTTTGATGTATCCCAGCTATAACCAAGAATATCTAAGTTGAACGCGCCTTCAGCACGCATTCCAATGCCTAAGTTTTCTTCATCATTGATGTCATAAGCTCGGAAGCCAGGTACTTGTGATTCTGTAACAGTAACCGCACCCATTTGCAAACCAAATGCATCATCATCACCTACAGCATCTGTAACCAATACCGGCTTACCTAAGGTACCTGGTAAACCACCATAGATAACGATTTCAGATTCTCCATAAATTTGCTTGGTGATTGCATCATCGACAATATCGAAATAAGTATCTGAGTTCATCACCCACAAACTAATACGACCAAACTTATCACCAAACTTACGCATACCACGTGTTAGTGCTTTACGGCCATCTACCGCAATACTGCCTTTGGCAACCATATCTGGGTTGCTAGAAATAGCTGCTTTTAATGAGGCTAAACTGTACTGTAAACGTCCTGCAACCAATGCATCTGCTAAATCATAACCAAGAATCATTGCAAATTCTTCAGGTGTACGTGCACGGCGTTTGAATGCCTCTTCAGTGGAAGCATAAGGGCCATATTTATATGGGACTTTTACACCTACAGATTCACCAGAACCAATTTTCTCAGGCACTACTTTGGCGGTTGAATTCACATCGCGATGTTTAATGCTACCACCAACTTTGTAGAATGCATTTTTATTGAAGTCACCTTGAATGATTTCATTACGATAAATAATCGCACCATTGGAAGCTTCATTAAAAACATTCAAATTGTCTTGTAATCGTTCTAAATAGGCTGTTTGAGCCAGTTGGTTGTAGATGATCATGTCGGAATTAACTGTCGTAGTCATAACTACTTATCTCCAAATATTTAATGATTAGTTCGGTAGTTTTAGGAAGGCATCATTGCCATGTTCTTTGATGTAATCTGCTTTCTGAGAAACAGACATTTCACTGCGTTTCATTCCAGTAGGTGCTCCACCTTTGCCCCCACCTTGAAAACCGCCACCAGTTCCTTTACCACCTTTAAGAATTAAGTCTTTATACTGGTATCCACCAACCAATGACTCTAAAGCTTCATCAACATTTGCAAGTTCACCCGGGCGGACACGTGAATAAATCTTTTCGCCGTTCGGATCGTATGCAACCACCTTGCCTTCTTCGATTTTGAAGTGATGGCCAAAGGTTGCCTGAACCATGTCCACAGGTACTGCAATGTTGTCTTGAATGTACTTAGAACGAGCAAAACCACCGCCGATAAGTTCTTTATGTAAAGAGGCTTCTAGAGCATCACGCTGCTGAACAATAGGAGCATATTTTTCTTCAACTGCTTTGATAGCTTCAGCTTTCACTTTCTCAACTTCACCAGCATCCACCAGCTTTTTATCGTCAAGATTTTGCATAGTCTGAATTGCTTTCTTAGCAGCTACAGGATCTTCGATACCTTCAAAAGCTTTTAGGGCTTTTTCAGCCGCTTCTTTTGCTTCACGGTTCGTTTTAGCTTCATTGTTTAAACGTGCAATAGTCGCTACAGAGTGAGCGGCATCATGTGGCATTTCTTTACCATCATCATGAACATAGATAGGTTTATCACCATCTACTTCCGCATATACCTTACCGTCGATCGTTACTGTTTTAAGTTTCATGGGTCATCCAACCTATATTTGCAAAATGGGCATCCACCCGGATTCGCCGTCTGCATCCGCTTTCGGCAGGTAATAAAAAAGCGCCCCGAAGGACGCTTTAATTCAATTTAATAATTTAAAAGTTCGAAGCAAATAAACGGTAGCCTTCTAGCTCCCATAATTTGTTTTCTGCAATTTCAAGAACCTCTTCAGTAGAATATTTAATTCCTAGTTCTTCATTAAAGTTTTCAGGATTAACTGATTTAGAGATTGCTGTACCTAAATAGAATTTACCATCAAGCCAAGCAATTGCCATGACGTGTGGTGTTGGTGCATTACAAGTGGTTGTATGAACTTCAACACGCTCAAGCAAAACATCAATTTCAGCTGCGGTAACATGAGGTACAACTGTTTTTTCAACTTTTTCAGCTAACTCTTGCCTTGTTGTTTTTCCATACATTGTAATTACTCCAATACCAACCAGTCTTCTGCAAAAATATCACCTGTAGATGGTGTCCATCCCATAGCTAATGTGTCCTGTGCTGTCTTGAGTGTGCAATATGGAGCAACATCAATTTGCCCACCCAATTTTTCAGCATGAGCTTTATTGTGTGGGTTCCAAATTTTGGCAGCATCAGTGACAGTGGTTTGTGCTTGAGCAACAACATATTGATTCTTGCCATTCCAACCACGGCGGGCAACTTTTTCACCTAACTTCAATGCAACCAAGGCATCACCAAAAGTTAAATGACCATTTTGACGGTATGCTTTATCAAATACATCTTTTGGCGACATAGTGATGTATCCAGCATGTCGGTCATCATTCGCTTTTCCACCACCGGTATATTCGACTAGATAAACAGGTTCATTTGGATCTTCATTTTCAGGTAATTTCCAGCCCCGATATTCATTGTATTCACCACGCGTCATGGGCGTTGCTAAAACTGACTTAGTACCAATGTATGCAACCATAGATGCTGTTAATAGCTTCTTGCTCATTTTCTTACTCACAAAAAAAGCACCCGAAGGTGCTATGGTTAAAGTTAAGTTTTACTTAAAGGGTGGTTAATGCTTTCATTCTTTCAAATGAGTACCCGTAAATTGCCATGGCTCTTGAAATCTTGATTCGAAGAAATGGTACAAGAATGTTCTTTGTACTCAAAATATATTGAGCATCTGACATATTGATCTGCTTTTCAGTCATTTGTAGTACCTTTAGCTACGTTTCCTTTGTAGGAAGGGTTCTAGGCTCATCACCCACTAAGCGCACACCATTACCGCCATAAGCTTCAAAAGTCACAGTAATTAATGCTGGTCTACCTTGATCATTACTAATCATCTGTACTTCTCTTTGCCCTGCAAGAGGTAATCCTGTTTCTTCATCACAAACAACTAAATAACCTTTTAAGGTCGGATGACGCTTAAGAACTAAATGTCTTAAATCGCTCATAAGCCCAACTCCTTGAATTTCTGCTCATCCAACTTTCGAAGTTGGTCCAATGTGTAAAGTCGCCCTTCAGGATCGAAAAACTTTTCAAAATCAAACTTTCCTTCTTTGTAGAGCTTATAACGCTTTGGCCCAAGCCACTCTTTCTGAAAAAAGTCATCTGTCTTTTTAAAGAATTCTTTGAATGTAGTGTTTGCATCCAATTGCCCGATTAACTGACTACGTTCATCTTTTGGAATATCCTTGACTTTGCGCTCATCCATCACAAACGGACGCTCTCCCGGAAGCTTCCCTTCTTTTTCAACTGGTACCAAAATACTACGGCAATGGGGATGCAACGGCGGCACACGTTTGGCAGGGTCGTTTATTTCCCAAATAGAACCGTCTAGTGATGCACACAGCTTAGAAGTTCTTCCATCAAGAACGCTAACAAAGCGTACATATTCAAAGCCTAATTGATTAAAGCTTTTCAGATAAGCTTGATTGGCCACATGACTTCGCACAGTCCTAACAGTGCGATCAATATCTGTCTTGGTGCCATTTAAGATTCCATCTTCATAATTAAGCCGCTTGGTACCGCGAATACGCTGAACAATTTCCTGATTCGTTTTACCGGTATTGATTCCGTCACGAATTGCATATTCAACTTTTTGACGGGCACTCTCAGCAATTCTTGATAGAAGATCATCAACAAGTGCACCGCCTGTAAGTGGAACCTTTTTAGCTGCAGAGTAAAGCTTTTCTCCGTCAGGTATATTTATCTTTGCGCCGAATAACTTGGATATATAACTGGCTTCATAAACGGCCATTGCCGTAGCTGAAACAGCGAATGCTTCAGGTAGGCTTGTATTTAAACTACTAAACCATTGGGAAATTAAATTTCTAATTTCCTTTAGATTTGAAGTTGTGTATTTGCCACCAGCTAAAGCAATCTTTTCTGAATCACTAAGCTCATCCAATAAATCGCGAAGCTTTGAAAGCATTGCGTTTGTATCATCATTAAATAAACCCAATAATTCATTTACAGATTGAGAAGAAGCCCGATAAAGATAAGCCTGGTGTTGAGTGAGAACCTCCAAAAGATTTTTATTATCTTTAGCCATACCACCCTACCTATAGATTTACTGTTCCGTCTTTTTCGGCTTCGACATTGACCTGCTCTTCTTCATACTTTTGTTTTGGGAACATTCCAGTCTGGTTATATTCCCACCAAGATTTAAATGAAGAACGACCTTGTAAAGCTGCCTCATATAATTGACGAGCTAGTTCAGCTTGATATCCTTGCTTGTTAAATTCCTGACTGATTTCAAACATCAGCTCATCTTTAGTCAGAACATCCACATTAGGCGTTACAAACTTTGCTGCCCATCTTAAAGCCATCGAAAAGGCTTCATTCATATTGACTACACAGAGTGAAAGAACTGAATGCTGTACTGCATCATCGCTGTTTGATTCTGTAGCTGTCTTTTTAGCTGCAGAACCCTTTTCTATTAAACGAGCACCCATTTCTTTCATCTGATCCCATTTATCCTTCATAGCTTCCCGAGCTAAAGTGTTTGGATCTGCTTGCACAATTCCCAAATCCCCGTTTTCAGGTAAAGGTAAAAGAACTTTTGCACCAATATAAATGCCCCGCTTTTTGGCCTCGTCGTACCAAGCCCAACTAACCCCTTTTGCATAAAACTGAGGTTGCCCCATATAAAAAACGGACTCTTGAAAGTCCGCACTGTCTCTATAGTGAGCTAAATTGAGATTAGCTAATGGTAACAATGGAGGCTTCTTAATCTCCTCAGAGTTATCAATAGCCCCCACAAAAGTGAATGGAATATATGACCAAAAATCCCCGTTATAATCTGTTGGAAATTTCTTTTCCCCTCCCACCCATGTGCCCTTATCGCTTTTGGTGTAGACCTGTACTGAATAGATGTAATTTCCTTCACTATCAGGTTCTAGACGAAGAACTCGGTACTGCTCAACCTCTGTTTTACTAAAGCCATCTCCGCCCCGTTCAGAAGTAAATTCACGAATGACCACTAAACAAAGCTTTTTCTGGTTATCGATCATCATTGAATCCCAATTGATTACATCAATGGCATTCAACAAGTGAATCATCGGGTAGGCTTTTTGTTGTTTAAACTCAGCAAGATTTCGAGCGGGTGTGACTGCTGGATAGTCAACATACAGAGCACAGCGGTAATGCTTTAATAAATGACGAATACCTGTTTGAGCTAATTGATAAGCACTTAAGCCTGCGCCGTTAGCATTGCGTTCTAAATGCTCAAGCTGGGATGGAAACTTAAAGCTTGGATCTGTGGCAAAAGCAGCACCTACCAAGCTATTTGATGTTGTCCCTGTAACTTCATAAAAAACTGCACGTACAAGATAAGCTTCATAAGCACTCTTATTTGCAGGTGACTTATCATGTGCATTAGGCTTTGGCAGATACTTCTCACCTTTAGCCTTTACCGCATCCTCACCTTCACATACATCATCTAGCTTTTGCCAGTATGGCAAGTTCTTAACATACTCAGGATGTTTAAAAGTTACGTCACTCATCGAGCAAATCCCATATCAGCAAAGAAGGCTTCAAAACCTCCATTCAATTCATTAAATGCATCTGAACCAGCATCAATCTGGTCGTCATGCGTTCCATTCGGAAAATTTCGAAGCTCTTCAATAAATTCTTTATTCCAATCACCTCTCAACATTCTGACGTTACCCACGTTAACTTGAGCCGCAAAAGGCTGAGCCCGTGTGAGTTTGTCACCTGAAACAGGTTTAGCTTTTACGTCATAACCTGCGAGAAGTTTTACGAATGAACTGGCTTGTGATTTACCAGCTTGACCAGGATCTTGAGGGATCCTTACCGTTACGCCCATCCCATCCAACTCTGTGACTTGTTTTAAGCGTTTATTGACATTGTCAGGACCAAGTTGCCCTTTTGTTACATCGACAATATAGGTAAAGCCATCTGCCCCCAAAGCCTCTCTAACACCTGCTGTAAAGTCGCCTTCATTCTCAGTTGCACCAAAGTCCCAAGCCCTTACTTGCTTCACTACATCTGCAGGCAAAGCATCAACAATTTGAATATTGTCGGGCTTAAAAAAACCGCCTGCTGGCGGTGATGGCATTTGTCGGTACTGCCCGGCAAATACATATGGTGCGGCTTGCTCCATTAGCCTCAATTTTTGGATATTGTGCTTTGCTGGCCACAATGCAGATCCGTCTTCTTGAATAGCCGAAAGACATAGATGCTCCCAAACCTCACCGTTACCACCAGCTACAGGAACGCCGTCTTTTCTATCACCTAGCAGCCATCCTGCCAAATCATCTTCATGAAGACGCTGCATAATGACAATAATTGGTGTTTCCGGTGAGTTAGTACGAGACTCGAGAGTATTTTGGAACCAGTCAATTACACCTTCACGGATAGTTTTTGATTTGGCTTCATCGGCCTTATGCGGGTCATCAATGATGATGCAACCACCAAAGCCTTCACGCATTTTGCCTGCACCAAAACCTGTAATGGTACCGCCAGTACCAGTCGCATAGCAGACTCCGCCTGCATCTGTGCGCCAGAAATCCTTAGCTTTACTATCCTCACGTAACTTAAGATCAGGAAAGACCTTTTTATAAGCCTTTTCTTGAACCATATTACGAGTCTGAAATGCATTATTTGCGGCAAGCATTGCCGAGTAACTGATATGAATAAACTCACAGTCTGGATTCTTACCAAAACACCAAGCCATGAAGTTAATTACAGCAATTTCAGTTTTAGAATATCGTGGTGGAACGTTAATAATTAACCGCTTTATCTCTCCGCGATAAACTTTCATTAAAGCTTCGCAGATTTCTAAGTGGTGCCAATTTTGCATCCATTTATAACCACGGCGCTCCTTAAACATGTACCTTGTGAAGAAATATAAATCTTCTTGCGCCTCGATCCGGATGGCTTTATCCCGAGCCGCATCAGTACTCATCTAAGACTTCCCTCCGCGCTTTTAAGTAATCTTCCATTGGAACTGGAATTTCTGAATTAACTGTTTGGACTGGTCCGCCGTCTTTGCCTGTAATTTCTTGGCGATTAGTAAATTGACCACCAATGTCTTTAGCGGCTTGCTCAAGAATTTTTAAGGCTGTTTTGACGTTTCTAGTCTTCTCAAGTTGTCTTTGGTATTGCTTCAATCGGTAGTACTTATTAGCAATTGGAATATCAATTAAGCCTTTATCAAACTCATCTCTGGTTTTTTCAAATAGTTCGACATACTTTTTGCTTAAGTTCTTACCAGCAACCTTTGTAGGGTCATAAGTTGCAACTTGAACACGATCTATATCAACGCCAAACTCTTGTTTTACGAGTTCAGCCACTTCTTGAGGTGTATCACGACAAGCAAGAGACTGAACTATAAAGATTTTCACAGGCTCTTTTAGTGTCGCCATAACTTCCTCATCGTATAACTACGTATAACAAAATGGGCAAAAAAAGAGCCATTAGGCTCAATTGATTACACAGTTGCCGCAGCATTTTGAAATATCAAGATTTGAAACAAACGGCGGATTTTTTGCGACTTCAATAAGTCGCTTAACATTTTTGCTTGGTCCATAACGTTTAACTACGCCAATAAACTCTTCAACGTCATGACCTGCAAGATAGTGCTTAGGAAGACCAGAACTATCGCTATAAACAATTTCTCCGTCCTCGTCTCTCATCACTCCAATGTGGTAAAGCTCATGTTCAAGTAAGTAACAGAACTCTGTATCGTTTGCACGCTCACAGAAAGAAGCGTCGACAGTTATTAAGTATGTTGGCACAAAGCCGAACCAGTCACGCATCTGTTGCTCTTGTCTAGCTTTGCGCCAGCCACCAACATTGAACATGACTTTTTCGCACTGGCCTAACACCATAGCTTGCTTGCTTTTATATGCAGAAGAGGCCCAAGCAAATGCTAAAAATTCTTCATTATCGTGAAGCAGCTCAGCTATGTGATCATGATCGGGGTTATAAAGAGGTCCACCAATAGTTAAGTAATTAGCAACAACCCATTTTTTTAGATCTGGTGCCGGTGTTAGTCTAATTGCTTCTTCTTCATCTGCTTGATCAATAAAATCAGTCGGTGGAAATGGTCTTATTTGCTCCATCTTCAATTCTCGCTAATTCACTTTTTATCCAGTTGATGACATATCCCGACAAAATAGAATCTGGATGAAAGCGCTCTATTTTGTAACCCATCTCTTCAGCATGATCATATCGATCAAGACTCCATGCTTTATTTGACAGTTTTCCACTACGCCCACCAGACCAGGAACCGCCCTCAATTTCAATGAGCAAACGCAATTTCACAATATGAAAGTCAAAGCGCCAGTGTTTGGTATGGATCGGCTGAAACTTCTGTTCAAATCCAATCGACAAATCCTCAAGCTCTTCCTTAAGTGTTGCCTCAGCCTCGAGATATTTTTGCTTCGCCTTAGGCAATGGTCGGCTTTTAGGTTTAGTTTTAGGTTCTTTTTTCCGAGTAAGCCAAAAGTATTCTGTAGAATCCATTATTCTCACCCATAAAAAAACCGCCCTTAGGCGGTGGCTAAAAATTACCTTGAATCGTATATTCTTTATCGTCTCTCGGATCTCTAAATTTCTTTGAATAAACTGGGATCCGATTTTGATCAATTATGACTACATTTGGAATGAAGGATTTGCTTTTAAATTCCCCATCATCCAAGTTTGGTGTATCAAAAATATCAAACTCAACTACATAACCGTTTGTAGTGCCATCTTCTGCTTTAGCTTTTACCGAAAATTCACGCTTTTCTGACATTTATAGACCCTTATTTATTATAAAGGATCACTATAACACCATTTTAAATCATCAGGCGTTTCCAAATAACACCCGTTTTTATTGCAGAATGCGTGAATGTCGTTTAGGTATTCTGTGAATTGAGCTGTACTTGCGTCTGTAGTGCTCATTAGCTCGCATAGGCCGTTTGCTACATCTTGATAAAGAGGATGCTTAGAATCCTTCAACTCTCTAACAGCCTTGAATGTTTTCTTGTATTGGCCAACGTCATCACGATCATAGATTTTGGATAAGAAGTTCTTCTTAAAGAACAGATGTTCATAGTCTTTATCCGTTCCCTGCTTCTTAGCCCACTGATTTAGCCACATCCAGTACAAACGGTTTTGAGCTTTAGATCTGTCTTTCTCTTGAGGTGCGATCAATACGACTAAAGGCTTCCCTTCACTCGCTGCCTTACTATGATTCACATTAAGAAAGTTAGTCACTGGTGAAATGTCGCAATGGTTCTTAACAACTTGTCGGAATTCCATTTTGACCTCGCAATAAAAAACCACCCGAGGGTGGCTTTTTGATTCGTAAACTAAGTTAATTGATTGGCTGAAAGTTTGAATCCAAAACAATCGGGTTAATTACAGCATTACCATTACTGGCTTCATTTGAAGCAGCTAAACTCAATACCTTGCTTCTGTCGATAACACCATCTTTATAAATATCTTCTGCTTTAACTGATAGTTTTTTTACTTCACCACTACCATCAATTGTGTACTGGATAAATATATCGTTATTGTTTGTGGTGCTCATATCTTAAAACCCTTTTATAAAGTTAAAAGATTATCTTAGCACGTTAAAGCATTACTATGATTACAGCCATCCCTACGCGGAATCGCATCTAAAAAACATCCCCATCTTTAATATTAAGCATCCGCTCTGTTTTTTCTAACCAGCCATCAAACATCACTTCTGATTCTTGTCTTGTGCCTAATTGGTATGTGTCGAATAGGAAATGACACTTATGGCATAACGGCACTGTAAACGCATCTGAGGCTTTTATCCCTTTTCCCTTGCCATGCTTACCTGAATTAGAATGAGCCGCTTGTGAGTGAGGATAGCCGCATCTAACGCATGGTAGCGCTCTTATTTCGTTTAGCCTCTTCGTCGAACGCATTTTCTAGGTTCTCTATTCTGGCTCTGAGAGTATTTACTTCACGCTGACATTCAGTCTTAAAAGTATGGCTACTGAATAAGTGGTTATAGTTTTCTAACCGGCTAAGATTACGTTTATAGATTTCTAAATTCTTCTTCGCTTCGATTGTGTCCATGTTCACCCCAAAAAAGAAAACCCCGCAATCGCAGGGCTACAAACACTTAATCTTTCCACACTTTCTGCATTCTTTGATTCGGTCTTCGTTATAATCCAACTCATATTCCCAAACATGAATGCAAAAGATCTGCTTAATGATTCGGAGCATGTGAACCTCCAAAAAAAATAGCCCTACGTTTAAGCATCGACTAGAAATCCAGTCCAGCACATCGGAATCCAATGTTCTAAGCTTGTAGGGCATAAAAGCAAAAAGCCCACGATTAAGTGAGCTATTTATTCAGTGATGCCTTACTTACACTTCGCACCACTCTAACATAAATATGCCATATAACTTGCGCAAGGTCAACCTGATTACTTGTCTCTATTCTTTAAGTCAAAACGAATGAATGGGTATCTACAATGCATAGCTGCTAAACCACAGCGAACATCTTCACGAGCATCGTGTTGGGTACGGAGAATGGTTGGGTTATCTACACGCCCTACTTTAATCACCATGTCTGACCATGAGTTGCCATAAAGATAGCGATCAATCACAGCATCCAACCACTCATCTAACACTTCTGATTGCCCTTGCATATCTAGGATAAGGCGCTGAACTGCACGCGCTTCATTGTCTGTGATTTCACATGTTATACGCCCACGACCTTTAGGGATAACTGGATCATCTGAACACAGCCAATCAGCCATGATCTGCTCTTTACCTTTCACCTCCTGCTTGCGCTTCTTGGCAGCCTGATCCATAGCGACAGCAATCGGGTTTATGCTCTTTCCACACGTTCCAGAATTTGAGTACATCCAAGCCCCAAATTGATAAAGCCATTCTTCTAGACTGTATTTAGTCCAGTCCGTTGTTTGCATAATGTGATTTACTGCCGCATTCATCTCTTTCCCCTTACTTGCCGTATTTCTTGATGTGATTTCTGACTTTTTCTCTGTTGGCTTCTCCGCTCGCTATCTGTTCATACATTTTTCTGGTCTGCCAAATGACATAAATAATGAGAAGGGGAGAAAATAAAATTCTCAGGATGATTAGAAGCAGCTTTAAAGAAGCTTCTGCATAGTCCTTGAGGTCACACCACTGATCTTCAAACCATCCCTTTAGAAAGAATCCTTGCCATTGGAGTGTGAGCTTTAATGCATCTACATCTACCTTTGATTTCATACCGTCACCTTCTTCCTGCTCATTCCCCAAATCAACATGCCTGCGTCACGCTGCTCTTGATTTGTACGACCTTGCCAGCCAGTAATCTTGTTAAACTGTTCTGCATTGAGTTTTGATTTAGTAGGCTTCACCAGTAAAACTGCTAAGCCCAATGCTTGTGCTATTTCTGCCAATAAGATGCCAGTCGCATGATTCATACCAACGCGTCTAGCAATCTGCTCATTCACTTGTCTTGAGTGACCACCACCTACTCTGAAGTTTGCTTTCTTGTTCTCCCAGCCTGCTTCGATCACAACCTTTTTGATGCTGTCCTGTTCATTTCTGAATAGCTCAACAGTTTCAGGAAAAGTCAGATTTTTGAGTTGAAGATCATTCCCTAGAATGGCAACTCCCGACTTTTCCAAGTCAGGATCGATGCCAATGATGATTTGAGCCTCTTTGAATGTGGTCATTGGTCACCTGCCTCAAGAACGTCAGTTCTTTCACGCGCTAGATATAGGTCAACTTCCTCAAGCAAGGTTTCATAGCGTCTTTTCGCTTCACTACCCAAAACAGAGGCCTCCTTCTGAATTTCCCACGCTTTGTTGTAGTCCTTTTTACTGTGCACAGGCTCATCAGGGTCATCTACAAAACAATTCCGAAAGTCTTCAAAGCGATTGATAGATTCTCTATGAACCTGAATCCAATGAATAAACATCATTCCGATTTTGGATAATTCTTCATTACTCACTGTCTTCCCCCTTGAGCGCTTGCTCTATATCAACCACAAGATCAGGTGATTCGTCATAACTGCCTGTGTAGTATTCAGTTAGCACTGCTAATGCAGCATCCACCCGCTTTTGCAGCTTCTCCACTTTCGCTTGCTGGTGCTGCCATACAAGGTTGTGTTGATAAACATTTTCTCTAATGTACGTATCTTCATAGCGTTCAAATAGATTAGCGGGCGGAACAAAACCATAAGGCTTGTAATATGTATCTAAGTACCACTGCTCAAACTCTTCCATCACACATCCTCCACTTTGCAATTAGCGTAGGTCTCAAAGAAGAACTTTACAGGCTCGGATTTAATTTCAATCAGTCCAAATCGAAGTAAATGACGAGCATGTGTGCTATCGCGTAGTAACTGCACATCACGGTAATGTGTAAGCATTTTTCGCCACCTTTCCAGCGGCATAGACGATTTGTTTGTATTGCAAGGAACACATGCAGGGTTCATGTTTTCTAAAGTGTCGTTTTGCGGTCTAGTCATTTCACCCGTAATTAACTTACCGCCACCCACATGAATTAAATCTCGCTTCACTGCTTCGATATGGTCTGCATGCCACTTATCGCCAAGCAAATCACCACAGTAAGCGCAATGTCCACCAAACTTTTGTTTTAGCTCAGCACGTTGCTGTTTAGTTAACTTCATCGGCTATGCTCCACTTTCATACCGTCAAACTCTTGATCAATTACGGCCATACCGCGCACTACAGCTGCTTGTGAAGGAAGCTTCTTAAAATCAATAGTGTTTACTTCATGGCAGTGTTTGCACATAAACTTATTTTTCTTTTCAAGCTTTGCCTGTATTTCACGGACCTCTGCCAGCATTCTGTTATTACGTTGGGTGACTTGATTCAATTGGTCTAAATATTTGGCAATCCATAAAACTGGATTAAGTTTTGTTTTGCAGTCCATACAAAGGATCTCATTATCTTCCTTTGATATTTGAATACGCCCGTGATCACACTCCACAATCTCATTTCTACGTGTGAACTTGATAACTTGATTTTGTTCATCAACATGAATCACATGCTTATCTTGGAAATGGCTCATACATTCGCCCCTTCAATTAGCTGAAGAATATTTCTAGGTATCGGCATACCTTCTCGGCGACACATCTCTGCGTATTCATGCGGATTGTCGAAAGGATCTGGCCCTAATTCTTTTGCAAGTTCAGGCTCTTTTTCCTTAGCCTTAAGCTTTTGTACTGGTGCAGGTTTACGACCATTGATTTTTAAGCGTTCCATCAATGATTGGAGATGCTTTTGCGCTTCGTCATTGCTCACAGGAACGTGTTTAGGTTCTTTGTGTTCTAGTTGTAGCGGTGGAGTGTAAAACTCTTGCTGACGGCCTTTTAACTGAGCTTTAGCCACCATCACGTTGTAGGTCCCGAAGAAATTATCTTGAGCTGCTCGCATTTGGCCGGCTTCGATCAAATACATCACTTCGTCTAATGCATATTTTGTAATTTGTGTAATAACCACGGTACGATCAGCAGTAAACTTACATGCACGTGACCAAGCTTCCTCTGGAGACATCCAACTTTCACCGATACACCAGGTGCGAAACTCGGCAAATGACGGCATAAAGCGTCCACCTGCTGTAAGTAAACGACCAAGTGCGTTGTTAAATTGGTTTTGTTGAACGCCAACCAGTGTTTTAAGTGCGATTTGCTCAACCACTGACAGAGGAATTGCACTTTCGCCTGTTGCTGGAAATTGCTTATTGAACTGAGCAGCGTAAACAGTGCGAAGAGAAGCGATTAATTGACGCACTTCGCTCAAGGTAATCTCATGCATGACCTACCTCCTCAATCATTGGAAACTTTTTTGCTGGGGTTACATCCACGATTTGAGATTCGCTCTGTTCTTCAAAAAGATTAGCGAAGTAACCCGACTCTTGTGGTTTTTGACCGGTTGAAGTGATTTGCTCTTGTTTCTTGCGGTTTGCAGCAACTTGTTTCTCGTTGTTTTGAACCCAAGAGAACCACTTAACTAACCAGATGCTTGGTGTATTCAACGAACTTGATTCGTTTGCAAAGTACCAGTCACCGAAATTTTGAATCATGGTTCTCAAGTCGATTTCAGGTACCGAAACAAATCTTTGTTGAGCAAGTGAGATGAAATCGTATTGAAACTCGCTGTATTCAGAAATGAATTCACGCATTGAGTAACGCTTGTGATCATCGATCTGATACTGAGCAAATTGAATTGGAGTTAATTGCGAATTTTCTTCACGCGCATTACTACTACTATCTATATATTGGTTATCGGTTAACGGTTTATGGTTAAGGTTTTTTTGGCTTTCACTTTCAGAACCCAAAATTAACCCACTGGGTTTTTGTGGGTTTTCAGAATTAACCGAGTCGCCTTCACTTTGGTTTTCTTTTGGTTTTTCCTTACGTGGACGCCCACCTTTCTTACCATTTTCACGATTTTTATCCCCTACTTTTTGATAAGCGGCGATTTCTGAATCACAACGTTTGTTGTGAAACCCGTCTTCCTCTTCCACAAAAAACTCTTGCAGCACAATTAATACTGCATCCCTTTCTTCTTGGGTATTTGCACGTAACCGACGAAAAACCGACTGGGTTTCTTTGGGTAATGGTTTTTCATTCAAATAATAAAAATCGAGAGCACGGCGATAAAAGCACTCTTCAACTGGGCTAAGGTGCGCTGTAGCAACCATAAAGTCGCTGATATGGTGGAGATATTTATACATCAGTGACTGCTCCTAATTTTACAAGACCGCGCACTTCCAACTGACGAATAATTCTTGGAGGAATAAATTCGTTGTTGATTTTGTAGCGAATACGAGACTTTTCTTTCACCTGAATTAGTTTGTGCCCATCCTCCATGAGACGGCGAACTGCTATAGCCTGCCCCCCCATATGGGTTAATTCTTCAAGTTGATAAAATCTTTCCTGAGCCTCAATTGCGGCATTCATAACTGAAAGTGGCATAGCTGCTAATTCTTTAGCCGAATAGATCTTTACTGGTTGTTCCAGTGGAATTACCACCTCTAGCGGTGTGGTGGAAACGGAAATATCCTGTTTTCTTCTTGCTGCATATCTCACTTTTCACCACCCTTTGGCTTAACATAGCCTCCAAAAGAATCAACCAAACATGCCTTGGTTAAGCTGGTTACAATCTGCTGTGCTAACCACTGCGTTATGCGAAATTGACGAGCCATAGCCTCTGAAAATTCAATCTTTGTTACCGCTGCATTATTTTCGTCATAACCTTTGTTACGTAAATTTTGCTTTTTCACCTCAAATAGGTGTCCAAGTACTCGCAATGCAGGCTCATAGAAAGATTGGATTTCACTTTGCTGGCGAGAATCTTTGATTTGGTGTGTAAAGCTGTTCATGACACCTCCGCTAATGCTTGCTCAGCGCTTGTTAGCCGGCGTTTAGCGTTGAGCTCTGCTACTGTTGCTGTGCGGATTTCTTTTGAAGAAACCAGAATCAAATGATTCTCTGATTTGATAGTCCACAACCTGGTCAAAGTTTTGTTTTTAACTTCAAACAAATCATTTGATTTAAAACTACGGCACTCTTCAGTAAGTACCACTACATCACCCACTAAAAACTCTTGTAAGTTGTGTTTGGACGTTTGATTTGATAAATTAGTTTGCATATTCATGGGTTCCTAAATTTGTGAATTAAGAAGCCTGATCTTGACCATCAGGCTTTTTTATTGCGTTCTCTCCGAACGGATTGTTTTCTTTGTTCATATAAATCAAAACGTTCTCTGGGTATTCCAGATACCTGTGACATAAGATTCTTGTCATCTTCACAACGCTTCATATCCAGAATGGCTAACCATCTTAAATACTGGCTGTTAGACCAGCCTCGTTCATATGCTTCCCTTGCCACATGCTCAGCTACAGGCTCAGATAAATGTGTCGGCATGCACACCGTCTTTTTTGCACTTGGCTTTTGTTTGGTCATGGTTGTTCCTAAACTGATATTTGTTCATGAGGTCAGTTATGCTATAGACGACTCTGGCTTAGCATTCTCAAGTAGCCATTCAGCCGTAAACTTTCCACCGCTATTAATTGCAAGTATCTGGGCATATTTGGTTTCGCCCGTATATTCAGTTCTTGGTAATACCCCTCGTTTTTCCATCTTGCTCATGGCCATGTATGTACGGTTTAGTAACGCTGCTGCTTTAGATCGACCACCAACAGCATCAAAAGCATATTTAATGGGATTCAAAGTTAAATCTCCCTTTTAATTGATTTCACCAAAATTAAATCATAGGTTTAATTTTAATACAATCCATGATTGCTTCTATTTTTTTAAATTTCCAATAGAATTTTAAACCAAAGGTTTATTTTATTAATGATTATGGAATCTATAGCTGAACGCATCCAAGCAGCACTTGATTATGCAAATCTAAAATGGTCAGCAGCATCTCTCAAATTGGGACTATCAGCTCAAGCTGCATCTAACTGGAAAAAGGGGAAAATTGGTAAGGAAACCCTGAAAGAGCTAGCGGCTTTAACTGGAGTAAGTGCCGGATGGTTGCTAGATGGTTCTGGATCAATGATCGAGTTGGCTGACAATCCTGAGAATGCTGATGCATATAGGCCAGTTATGGCATGGGAAGCACCGGATGACCTCGATCCTAATTCTTTTATGATTATTCCGCATGTAGACGTCAAGTTTTCCGCAGGTAATGGCCGACTGGTTGAATTTGAGCCAACAACCAGGATGACGGGATGCGCACAACGCATGGAGTGGTTTCATAAGAAAAAAGTTTCACCTAAAAATCTTGTAGAAGTGGATGTTGATGGTGACAGTATGGAACCAAGGATACCAAGCGGCAGCGTTGTAATTATCGACAAGTCTGTTAATAGACTAGAGCAAGTTCAGAACAGAAAGGTGTATGCAATCAGGTATGGTGATGAACTAAAAATCAAAAGATTATCTCGTAGATATGACGGAGCCTTGATTATTGATAGTGATAATCCTAGCTATGAAAGAGAGATCGTTGAGCCGCAAGACTTGGAGCATATTGGCATCATTGGTAAATATGTTTCTCATTCTTATGATGGTGAAATTTAGGCGAGCTAAGTAATTAATTTTTAAAGAAAAGATGGTATTATGATCGCAACACTTAATAAATCCAAAACTGCGCTAACGATTAATCGCCAAGAGTTCAAATTAGCATTAGGTAAAATTGGCGAAGGTATTGAAAAACAAATAGCCTCACTTAAAAAAGCCAAGCAAAGTTATGACGCTACTGAAATGGCATGTGAGGTCATTAATGAAGCAAATATCTTTGAGGCTATAATCGAAGGATTTAATGAAGCTGAAGGTACTAATTTAAAACTATCAGATATAAGTAATTTGGAGCAAGCGCAAGGCTGGGTTGATGATTTTCTAGAAAAGTACAGCACTTGAAAAGGTAAATAAGAAGAAGTTGATGAGGTAAGATTCGTAATGAATAAAAAATATATGCCACCAGAACTTTACGAATACAGGCATCTAACAAGCACTGAACAAATGGCAATTCATCAGATGCTTATTTCTTATGTTCGTGAAGATCACCGCTTCAATATCATCATGATGGGGGCTGCGGAGCCTTACAACTTAGTAAAGATAATCAGTGTGAATTTTGAAAATGAAGCTGCAGGTATATGGATTCACTTCGAAACTATTGTTGGTGAAAAGCTGGCCTTGCCTATTGATTTCATTTCAAGAATTGAGTTTTCAGGGCAGCAGGAAATTTAATAAAAAAGATTAGTTTAGGGTTGGAGGAATATTAGGAAATGAAGTGGAATCCACAATATGCAAAAAATTGAAGTTAACTCCCGTAATATCAGCCATGTTCTTTATCAACACTTCTTGTTGACGGTAGTGCTTAGAACAGGTGAAAGGTTTATTTACAGACTTCTTGAAGCAACCACATTCAAAGAGTTTGTTGATTCAGAAGATAAAGATAAATTTTATAGAAGTCATATTGAGGCTAATAAAGAATTTAAACGGATTCAGCTTTTTGTTTAATTGAAACAGTGAACCCGATATGACTATTTAAGGTTATGTCACCTTTTTTTTATAAATAAATTATGAACAAAATATGTTTCAAAAAATCATAGAAAATATCAAAGCATGGTACAAGGGCGATCCCGGTGATATGAGATGGGACCCACGTACCGATACTTATGTAGGCACAAGAAAACCAAGTAAGCATTGGGCTGCAAATTTATTATCTCATCTCGCTGATTTTTTCTTCTTGATAGCTAAATCAATTAAAAAACACCCCAGCACCTTCATAACTCAGCTTTTAGCATTCATTGCTATCCTTGTTTCGTGTTTTTCTATTTATCTTCAATATTATGTAGATGATGATGAGTACAAACGCTGCACCATAGCACATACCAATAATCAAGAGATTACGTTGAAATGTAAGAAATGACATTGCTAAAACAATAAGGCTCATTGCCATTGTTAAATAATTAATTTCATTTTTCATAAATTTACCTGTCGTGACCCGAAACGATCCTTTAAAACATATCGGGAGGAGAGAAAATGCTTGAACTTACTGTAATTGATGTTTCTAGTGACAAACCCGAACCTTTATATGCAAGACAATTTACGACACACCCTCGTATTGGTGAATGGATCGATATAAATATTGATGAAGAAAGTACAATGTTTGAGGTTGTTAAGGTTGCTCACTCAACAAATGGTGGCGACTCTGATTTGTACGTAAAGCGTCTAGGGTTAGCCTTTGAAGTTGTTCTGGATCTGTGCAATAAAAATGATTAGCAATGTTTTGGTAATCACCATTTAATTGACTTGGGTTAGTAATGATTACCCCTATAAATTGATGTCCAGTAATTGATGAGTTGCTTTCAATCTGTAAAAGCTCCCCTTTTTTTGTAATAGCAATCATCTCAACAAACTCCATCTAACCCACCACCACGGTGGGTTTTCTTTTGTCTATTAAATCTAAAATTTAAAATAAATTCAATCTTAGGTTTAAATATCTATTGCATCAAAATTAAATCTAAGGTTTAATAATTTTCACCAGATAACAAAAAAGCACACCGCCCTCCCCAGGTCCGATGTGCTTTGCTATATGCGAGATCAATTATGAACGTAAAAGCTCCTCCTTTCAACTCATTTGCATTTGTCAGCATGGCTGCTCTTGCAATCTCTGGTGGTTCTTTAGTTGCTTGCCAATTGCAACCAGCTTTCCAAACAAAAGAAGCCCCTTCTCTATTTACCCCTAAGACTCAACCAAGTACTTACGGTGTTTTAACCGCAAAAATCACAGGTAAACATTCTGGCGTTGCCGTAATCAAATTAGATAGCTTCCGTTTAAACGTTAGCTTTGATTTTGAAGCTCATCCAGACAGTTACGGCGTTCCGGGTTCTGAATTTACCGCTGTTGATATTACTCAACTCACGGTAAATGAAATTACTGACATTAACGGTAAGTCATATAACGATTTCACCGAATTTGAAGACATCCGAAACATCAATGGTCTTCTAAAAGGCTTCATCGAACGTAACAAGTTGGTGGAGGCTTAAAGATGACTAATTTCAAAAAGCACCCTGATGGCTACATGTCATTTTTAGGCCGTGATGATAAGGGCCTCTACTCTGTTCGCATTGGCTGGCAAGTGTACGCATCTAATGCTAATGGCTCAGTTCTTTACAAAGTTAAAGACGGAGTTAAGACGCCTTTAAATGTGTTCAGGTTCCAAACTTCTTATCCAAAAGTTTGGAATGAACTCACCCAAGAAATCGATTTTCAGCGCAGAAAGCAGCTCGCTATAAAACTGCGTGAAACAAACATCCCTACCTATGACCGCAAAGCTTATAAAACTAAGCGCGGCTTCACTGGCTCAAGATGAGGATAAGAAAAATGGCGTTACCGATTATTACTGCTGACCAAACTTTATTGGTTCAAGCAATTATTGTGTACCTATACGCTGATCCGGGTTTAGGTAAATCATCGATGGGCTTTACTGCGGAAAAAGCAATTTCTTTTGACTTTGACCGTGGTGCTCACCGTACTGGTGAATTACGTCGTGGTGCGGTTGTACAGGTTCAACAATGGAGTGATGTTGCAAACCTTACTCCGCAGGACTTAGCACCATATAAAACCGTAGTCATTGATACCGTGGGTGCAATGCTTGAATGCATTAAAACCCACCTGTTACTTACGGCAAATAACCGTCAAAAAGATGGTTCTTTAAAGTTAAAGGCTCAAGGTTTAGCGAACCAAACGTTCAAGCAATACATCAATACTTTGATCAGTTTAGGTAAAGATGTTGTTTTCATTGCACACGCATCAGAAGATCAAAACGGTGATCAAATTATTTACCGACCAGATCTAGGTGGTAAAAACCGTAACGAGCTTTACCGTATCGCAGATGTCATGGGTTATCTAACAACTGTTACTACTGGTGAAGGTAAAAATGCCCGCGTTATTAATTTCAAACCTTCGCCTACACATCATGCGAAAAACTCAGGTGCTTTAGGCGGTGAAACCGGTGAAGTATGGGTACCTGATCTTAAAGCACACCCTACTTTCTTGGCTGACCTGATTACTCAAGCTAAAGATCACATTAACACCTTAACGCCTGCACAACTTGCAGCAGCTAAAGCCCAAGAAGAGCTAGAAAACTGGAAACAAAGCTGTGAGGAAGCAGAGCATGCAGGTGACCTTAATCAATTAACTGAGTCGCTTGATAAAGAACACATGTATTACCAGAACATGCGTCAAGCAATGTTAATGAGGGCTAAAGCATTGAATTGCACGTTTGATAAGCAACGTGGCACTTGGATTAGTCCACCTGAATTTAACGGTATCTCAGATCAACAAAGAGATGAACTTCAAAACTTTATTGCTGAACGTGGCCTCGATGTAAAAACAGTTTGTGAGCACTTAGGTATCGATGCCCTTATCCAAATTGAAGCGGCAAAACTTAAGGCAGTTAAACAAGAAATTGAAACCTTAGCGAAAACGGGGATGACAGCATGAAAAATATTTTAACTGCTCAAGAAGCATTTGCAGCACTTCAAAAAGGTAAAACTGTTCTATGTCGTCCTATTGGAGACATGTTGGACTTTTCTGACTTAGATCAATTCCCCGCTTCTGTTTTTGGTAAACCGGGTTTTGAATTCTGCATCAAAATCGAAACTATTGAGCTGGCTGGCATTACATTCACAAAGCCATTAACTATTGATGAATATGAGGAAGGACAGGATGTTTTTGTAATTACTACATATTCGCCTTCTATTTACGTCGTGAATTTTAGAACCACCGCATTAATTGAATCTATTAATAGCGGCTTTGTTCAACGTGATGCAGAAAACGCCAAGCTTCAATTAAAAGCACTATCTAAAGCGTTAGGTTTTGAAGTTAGTGACGATTTTAGTGTTATTCGCCTAGGTGACGAACCAAAGAAACAGCGTGCTAAGAAATCAAAAGGTGCACAGACAGTAGTTGTAGAAAAGACTTCTGAAATTGTTGATGAAGTTAAACAACCTACAATTGTTATTACTGAGCAAACAAATGTAACTACTTCTGAAGACTCATTGGTGCAATCCGAAGATATTTCAGAAAATATAGGATCAGCTTTAGATAGTGCGATTGTTATTACAGAACAACCTTATGTGTCTTCACCTGAAGATTTTTTAACTCAGCCTACACCTGAGCAAGAAAAAAACAATGAGTATCAGCAAACCCTAGATACTCTTCTACAGCGTGTAAAAGAGTCAAAAACACCTGCAGAAGTAAATGCGGTTTATCGTTATACCCGCACATGGGATGACGAACAAATGAAGCCTATCCTTCTCGCCACTCACAAACGTCTTGAAGAGCTAGAAAAAGAAAAGGCATCTGCTAATGAGCCACCCTCTTTAATGGTTCAAATCCAAACTGCACCAGACCTTACAACGCTAGATGCTTTGGAAATAGACGTGGCTGCACGAGATCCGCAGATTCAACCGAAGCTAATGGGGTATGTGAGAAAACGCCGCTATGAATTAGAGAATCCTACACCTACTCAACAAGAATCTACCCCTGATTATTTATTAGTGGACGGTTTCTAACATGAAAGATCAGTACAAGAAAGTGAGCCAAAAACACATGCTTGGTTTTATGTACTACTTGCAATTGCTGGGCTACGTAATAGTCCGGCAAGGCATGGACCAAGCAATGTTTCTAACAAAGCATTATGCGGTACCAGTTGCTTGGCGGCGCATAACGATCGACTATCACAACCGATTAAATAAACCTGCCCAGCAGCTTTATAGAGAGTTTGTTGAGTGGACTAAAGAAGAATATTTGAGGGCTTAAAAATGTTTGATTTGAATAAGGAAAGAGAGGCTTTTCTAAATACCTTCCAATATTACAAAGGAAGAAGAGACATTATTTTTAGTCATGAGCATGAACTGTTTATGACTAGATCAAACAATCCTTCTGAAATTGCTCAGAAAGAAATAAGCAACATGAATAGCCGTTGGGATGCTTGGCTTAGATGTGCAAAGCATCGTGATGCAGAGCTAGAAAAAGCCAAAGCTCAGTCGGTGCCAGAGGGTTATGTTCTTTTACCAAGAGTTCCAACAGAAAAGATGTTCCAAGCATACGAACGATATTCAGTCGCGCCGATGTCGACGCTGAGTAAAACCGGATATAAGGCAATGGTTGAAGCAGCAGGTGATCAAAATGAAAGCTCTTAAAATTACTTGGCTTGATGCTTGCTCTAATTGTGGTTTTGGCGACTATGCAGAAATAACAACTGAACGTGGCATTGGGTGCTACTTGTGGAATGGGGACAAGGTTCAGTGTCCTAATTGCAATCACAAGGGTGAAATAGAATGTGATTCAGGGTTTGCCTTTGTCAATTGGTATGAAGTTGAAGAAGCAAGCGAATCGGGAGCTGAGGGATGAATGCACAAATTTTAGATCCATGCTGCGGTTCAAAGATGATGTGGTTTGATCGAAACAACCCAAATGTAGTGTATGGAGATATTCGAAAAGAAGAACATACATTATGTGATGGTCGTACCTTAGTGATTGAACCAGATGTATTAATGGACTTTCGCAAAATGCCTTTTAACGATGAGCAATTTTCTTTAGTCGTTTTTGACCCTCCCCATCTTGTGCAAGCTGGAAAGAAAAGTTGGTTAGCTGCCAAATATGGAAAATTGTCACAGGATTGGCGTGAGGATATACAAAAAGGTTTTTCGGAATGCTTCCGTGTTTTAGTGAAAGGTGGAGTTTTAATTTTCAAATGGAATGAAGCACAGATCAAAGTTAGTGAAATCTTAGAGCTAACAGATCAAAAGCCATTGTTTGGCCACATTAGTGGAAAGCGCAGCAATACACATTGGATTACTTTTATGAAAGCGGAAAATAAGGAGGGGTAATGTGGATAAATATCTGACATCTAACAATGTGTGTGAGATGTTTCATATTACTAAACGCACACTTAATCGGTGGGAAATTAACACACCTTGGGGGATTCCATTCCCAGCCCCGGCATTAAGTTCTGAGGGCGGAACAATGAAAAGATACCTCGCTACTGATGTAATGAAGTGGGAGGAAGAATGCCAGCAAAAGAAGCAACTAAAAAAAGCTATATAA